CTCTTGATGGCGCTCAAACTAATCAAATGGTTCTCGAAGGTTTATTTGGCCCTGTTCGACGAGTTATTACTACTGCTGAATTAATTTATCAAAAACACTTGACAAAATTCGAAATTAAAGCTATAATATTAAAGTATCCCGATGAAATATGTAAACAATTAAGCAAGTCAGATTATCAAACAGAATTAGATTTTCTTGTACGTAATGATGCTAGAAATAAATTTATTATGAACCTTACCCTATCATTAAAGGGCAATATATTGCTAATGTTTCAGTTTGTTGAAAAACATGGTAAAGTATTATATGAAATGTTAAAAGATTGTGGTCGACCAGTTTTTTACGTTCATGGTGGTGTTGATGGAGAAGAGCGTGAACAAATTCGTAAGCTTCTTGAAACAGAAAAGGAAGCTATTATTGTTGCTTCTGCTGGAACTTTTTCCACAGGTGTCAACATTCCTAGTTTGCGTCACCTTATATCTGCTAGTCCTTCAAAATCCCAGGTTCGAGTTCTACAATCAATTGGTCGTGTATTACGCCAATCAATTGGTAAAGACGGCGCAACTCTTTATGACATCGCTGACGATTTAACTTGGAAAACAAAGAAAAATTTTACTCTGATGCATTTCGTTGAACGTATGAAAATTTATAATGAAGAGAAATTTGAATATAAAATTTATCCTGTGAACATAAAGGCATAAAATGGTAAAAGCGCCAAGAGCAAAACGTAATTATGTAAATAATAAAACTTTGTATGAAGAAATGATTAAGTACAAAGATAAACTTAAATTTGCAGAAGAAATGGGCAAACCAGTACCATCAGTACCAAATTATGTTGGACAGTGTTTTCTTCAAATTTGTAACAGGCTTTCTACTAAACCTAACTTTATGAATTATTCATATAGAGATGAAATGATTGCTGATGCTATCGAAAACTGTGTATCTGCTGCTCATAGTTTTGATCCGGATAAATCAGCTAATCCTTTTGCATATTTCACACAGATTGCTTGGAATGCTTTTATTAGAAGAATTCATAAAGAGAAGAAGCAAGCTTATATCAAACATAAGAATTTTGAAAACTCTGGTATTATGGATGAATTGTACGATCAACAAGAAGGTAGTCATTCAATTCAAGTAAAACATAACGAATATTCTGATGATATTATACGAAATTTTGAAAGTAAGCTGGTTAAAAATATTAAGAAAACTAAAATTGGATTAGAAAAATTTGTAGAGGATGAAAAACATGAAGAATTTACACCTAGTACCAGCGATTGTAATTGACTTATTTGACAAAATCAACGATAATAATATTAGAGAAAATGAACGTAATAACTACGTTCTTCGTCTCGAAGCTATTCGCGAGTATACAACTACTTGCTTGAATACGCATTATAGAGATAAACAATCCTTTATTAATAAGTCAGACCGTTCGAAAACAAACTATTCAAAGGTTGGTAGAAACAACGTATGAAAATTGCACTGATCACAGATACTCATTGGGGTGTTCGTAATGATAATATTGCCTTTATGGACAACAGTAAGAAGTTTCTTGATGAAATATTTTTTCCATATCTGGATACTAATAATGTTCGTACTGTTGTTCATCTCGGTGATCTTGTAGACCGTCGTAAGTATATCAACTTCAATACTGCTCTTCGCTTGCGAGAAGATTTTCTACACCCGCTCTTTGAGCGGAATATTGTATTACATATCATTGCTGGTAATCATGATACCTACTTTAAAAATACTAACCGAGTTAATGCACTTAGCGAATTAGTTGATCAGAGATATTCTGATAAGTTTACAATTTATGATAGATTTCCACGCGAGGTAGAATTTGATAATCTAACTGTACTCATGATGCCATGGATATGTGATGAAAATAGACAAATTACTTTGGATAAAATTAAAAGTACTCCTGCTCAAATTGTGTTTGGTCATCTTGAACTTGCTGGGTTCGAAATGTACAAGGGATCTATGGTGTCTCATGGCGACGACCGTAATCTATTCTCTCGTTTTGATATGGTTCTTTCTGGTCATTATCACCATCGTTCCAGCGATGGTACTATCTATTATCTGGGAAGTCATGGTGAATTTACATGGTCGGATTACAACGATCCAAAAGGTTTTCACATCCTGGATACAGAAACAAGGGAGTTGACTTTTGTTCCAAATCCTTATATAATGTTTGAGAAGGTTTGGTATGATGATACAGAAGCTGGTACAAAAAATTCTGGCGTTGATATTGAATCATTGAAGGGCAAAATCATTAAAGTCATCGTTAAGCAAAAAACTGATCCTTACAAATTTGATATGTTTATTGATCAGATAGAAAAGGTTGGCGTTCTTGAAATGCAAATCGTTGAAGATCACCTAAATCTCGCTGTTGAAACAGATGAAGAAATTGTTGACGAAGCTGAATCAACTATCAATATTTTCAAGAAGTATATTGATCAAGTAAACTCGCCGAATTTGAATAAAAATAAGTTAGAACAAACTATTGTTGAACTTTATAATGAGGCTATAGCTATAGAATGATTTTTTTCAAAACATTACGCTGGAAAAACCTATTATCAACAGGTAATATTTTTACTGAGATAAATTTATCAACAGCTAACAACACATTGATTGTTGGTGAGAATGGGGCTGGGAAGTCTACCATTCTCGATGCTTTGTCGTTTGCACTTTTTGGGAAACCTTTTCGTAAGATCAACAAGCCACAGCTACTCAACACAATTACTAAGAAAGATCTTGTTGTTGAGATTGAATTTAATATTTCTAGTAACGAATATAAAATTATTCGTGGTATTAAACCAACAGTATTTGAAGTTTATCAGAACGGTATTCTATTAAATCAATCAGCTGAGATGAAAGATTATCAAGAAATTCTTGAGAAGCAAATTCTTAAGTTGAACTTTAAATCTTTTGGGCAGGTTGTTGTTCTTGGCTCTGCAACATTCCAGCCATTTATGCAGCTTCCTGGCGGTCAGCGTAGAGAAATTATCGAGGATCTTCTAGATCTTCAAATCTTCACTACTATGAATAGTTTGTTGAAAGATAAGATCCAAGATAATAATAGCGATCTTTCTGATATTTCATCAGATCAGAAAGTTGTTAATGAAAAGATCAAGATTATTAAAGAACATCTGCTCGAAAAACAAAATCTTAATGAGTTAGTTGTTGCTGAGAAAATTCAGTTTATTGAATCAACAAATGCTAATATTGAAATTTTAAATGCTACGTATTGGGGTGTGGAAAAAGAAATTGTTCTTCTTAAAACTCAAATCGAAGATGAGATGAAAATTAGCAAGCGTGTAAATCAATTATCACAATTACGCCATAAAATAGAAGCGAAGCAAGCTCTTATTAACAAAGATCTTAATTTCTTTTCTAATCATGATGGATGTCCAACCTGTAAACAGGTGATCGATACTTCTTTCAAAGAAAAAACAGTCAACGAAAAACAATCTGAACTTACAGAAATTGGTGAAGCTCTTAATCAGTTACTTCAACAATATGAAGAATCAAATGAACGATTGAATGATATTATAACTGTACATTCTAATATTAATTCGTTACAGCTTCAGCAAATTAAAACAAATTCTAAAATTGATTCGCTAATTAAATATCGCGATCAACTCGAGAAAGAAATTAACCAGATCAATGCTTCTTACGAAGCGCATGAAGACGATAAGATGGAAGCTCTTGAGCAAGAATTAAATAATGTTGCTGTTCGATATAATGATGCGATGGATCAAAAGCAAATTTATACAGCAGCTACTATGCTACTGAAAGACGGTGGTATCAAATCAAGGATTATCAAGCAATATGTCCCAGTCATTAATAAGCTTATCAATAAGTACTTGTCTGCTATGGATTTCTTTGTTCAGTTTGAGCTCGATGAGGAGTTCAATGAAACAATCAAATCTAGATTTAGAGACGAATTTTCTTACGCTTCGTTCTCAGAAGGCGAGAAAATGCGCATTAATCTTGCTATCTTGTTTACTTGGCGTGCTGTGGCTAAGTTGCGTAACTCTGTCAGCACTAATCTTCTCATTATGGATGAAGTATTCGATAGCTCTCTAGATTCTAACGGAACAGAAGAATTTATTAAGATACTAAATAACCTAACGGCTGATACCAATACTTTTATCATTAGTCATAAAACAGATCAACTATATGATAAATTTGCTAACGTAATCAAGTTTGAGAAGCATAAAAATTTCAGTAAGGTTGCATAATGGGATTACTTCTATATACAAAAAGATTCAATAATGAAAAAGTAAATTTACCACCATGGGTTCCAAGGGAAAGCCCATATACACAATCTGTAAACAGAGTAATGCAAGGAATGGATCCTTTCAATTACACATTAGGTTGTGAAACATTTTATCAAATTTATCAAATGCCTACTAATAATAAAACATATGATGAAATGGCAATTGATACAGCAGAAGAATTAAAAAAATTAGAAGGTGATATTTACATAATGTATAGCGGTGGTGTTGATAGCACTACTGCAGTTACAGCATTTATAGCTTCATGGTCAAAAGAAGAATTACAACGTGTACATATTTTAGCTTCAGTTCAAAGCGTTTGGGAATTTCCTGAAATGTGGAATTTGATAGTTAAAAAATTTAAGGGAAGAATAAGTACTTCTTATACTCATGTAGAACAAGCTTGTAAAAAAGGACATGTAATTACTGGCGAGCTTGGCGACCAAGTTTTTGGAAGCGATGTTATTAAAAAAGTAGTTAAATATCATGGAGATGAAGGTATCCATCAAAGATGGGAAGATAAAATGCCTTCTGTTTACGAATCATTATTCGGTAAACCTGTTGCTGAAAAATTTATTGAAGTCTATAGTAAAACTATTATCGCTTGTCCATTTCCTATTAGAACATGTTTTGATTGGGTTTGGTGGTTTAATTTTACCAATAAGTGGCAACACGTCAAATATAGAATGCTAGCTCTTAAAGAATGGGAAGACCCAAGAACCAATTTTAAAAAAATCCATCATTTTTTTGATACACCTGAATGGCAACGTTGGAGTATCGATAATCATGATAAGAAAATAGAAAATACTTTAGATTCTTATAAAGTAGCAGCAAAAAAATTCATTGTCAACGAAACTAAATTTTACGATTATCTTAGTAAGAAAAAAATAGGAAGTTTAAAAGCTCTTTCGGCTAATAAAGGGTTTTATGATGCCATTGATACAAATTTAAATTATATTGACAGCGCTGCTGCTATGGAGTACTTAAATGGATAAAACACTTCACGAAGAAACTTTTTATATCTATGTTTATATGGAAAGAATTATTAAAATTGTAAAAACTATTAGACCTTATAAGTTAGTTGAATTTCCTGATTTGAGAAGTTATTATACAAATTACTTTCCTACAGGAATGAAAATTGAAGATATTTTGTATAAGTATGGCTATTCTATTATGAATCCTGATAGGTTTTATTTAATTGAAGAATCAGAACTTAGTGATAATTCTATCAATAATTTAAAAACTGCTGCTTTAAAAATTTCAATTTTAGAAAAATTTGAAAATGCTGTTGATATTTTAAAATCAACAATTATAGAAAGAACTGCTGCTGGAGATATATACAATGGTATATTGATGCGCCAAGTTGGCGAATATGAAAATAATAAAACTGTTGGATCTCTTTTAGAAGCTGAATTGCAATGTTCGAAATTTGATTCTTATGAATCTTTAATTGAATATTTTAAACTTAAATATTCTGATGCATCTGAATTATTTGCATATGTTTGTCATAAAAATTTCGAAATACAAAATGCACTTAATAAAAAGAATTTCACAGAAGCAAATGAAATCGTAGAAGATATTTTCAAAAAACTTAACTTATAGGAATTTATTATGATTGTATTTAATGGAATTAACAGAAGTACTGACATTATCGATATGAGAGATACTATGTATCCTTCGTATGCTGTTATGACAAATACTTGGAAAGTAATTGAATCAAAAGAAATTGGTTGGTCAACTATTTTTGGTTTTTCCTTCGGAAATAGTTCTTTACATATTGGTAAAAAAGAGTATAATATAAAAAGTAACCAATATTTTTCTATTCCAGTTAAAAACGAAGATGTAACAATCGATACTACTGATAATTTGTTCGCAGTATTTCGTTTAGGGTTTATTGGTCATAATTTGGTCGGAACACAAGATATTGAAAATCCAGGTAAACTTTCTTATATCGATGGTTGTTCAGATTCATTGATGGTTTACCCTCCACGTCTTGGAGACCCAACATTAAATTATCTTCACTTCCCTCAGAATATCAATCAATCATTTCACACTCATCCTAGTATTCGTATTGGTTGTGTTATTAGCGGTGAAGGCGTTTCTGATACAGATATATCAATTCCACTGACAGCAGGAACTTTTTTTTGTCTTGAAGAACATGAAATGCATCGTTTTAGAACAGAAAATAATAACATGAAAGTTATTGCATATCATCCAGATGGCGATTGGGGTCCAACAGATGAAAATCATACTATGTTGAATAGAACTTATATAAAAAAATGATTACACAACTAGAAACTGATCCTGAAACTGGCGAGCTAATGCTTATTATCCCGCCAGATCTTCTTTCCCAAATGGGATGGATAGAAGGTACAGAATTATTTTGGATTGATAATGAAGATGGTTCATATAGCCTAAAGGAAAAGAAAAATGAATCTAGTGAAGAGCAACGACCCGATCCTGATCACCCAGTGTCTACCATTCGACTTTCAAAACCCTCCATTTGACCCAATCGAGTTTTCGCATGAACTTGTTAAATTTATGTATGATAACAACGGTATTGGTTTAGCTGCAAATCAAGTAGGCATTCCATATCGGGTATTCGCCATGCGTGGTTCACCTCAAAATTTTGTTTGTTTTAATCCAAGAATTGTTCAACCATCAGCTGAACAAATTAGCCTTGAAGAAGGTTGTCTTTCGTTTCCTGGATTGATTGTGAAGGTAAAGAGGGCTAGGCATATTCGTGTTCGTTTTCAAACACCCAATGGTGAAACTCGAACTGAAACATTTATTGGTATGACGGCAAGAATTTTTCAACATGAGCTTGATCATCTTGAAGGAAAGCTTTACTTTTCTCGTGCTTCGAGGTATCATAGAGAAATAGCAATGAAGAAGTGGAAACGTGGAGACGTTTCTACAATTAAAGTGAATCCCCTTGGAGGTTCTTATTAATATCTTCTACGTTGACGAAGATCCTATGGACGCTGCTCAGGCGCTCGTAGATAAACACGTTGTTAAAATGATTCTCGAGAGCGCACAGCTGCTTTCGACAGCACATCGAGTACTTGATGGTCAAGAAATCGAAGGTAAATCAGCAACTGGTCGTAAAGCTCGTCGTTGGATTCTTCCAGACGCTCGTGACGATGTTATGTATGCTGCTACGCATATCAATCATCCGTCAGCCGTTTGGTGCCGCACTTCTGTACGTAACTACGATTGGCTCGTAGATCACTTTTACGCTTTGATGCGAGAGTATAATCATCGTTATAACAAAACGCACAAATGCTACGGTGAACTCTCATATATGCTTCAATCTCCGCCGCATAACTTGAAAGCTTGGGAGTGGACTGAGATGCCATCTTGTATGGCAGAAGAGTATATTATTTCTAAAGACCCGATAATCAATTATCGTAATTATTATCGCGAAGGTAAGAAAAATTTACACAAATGGACTAACAGACAACCTCCGGAGTGGATCAATGCGTAGTTGGGAATGGGACTGGTTTATTGGATGGACTGCATCTGCAGTTATTATTTTAGGTCTTGCGTTTACAATTTATAATGGTGTGCTTGACTCTAATCAAAAGTATTATGCTTCTATGGATAAATGTACAACTGCTGGTGGGACATTTATTCCTATGGCTCGTGGTGATGCAATTTGTATGATGGGAAATAAGTGATGGGAAAGTGGTCTAATAGAAAAACTGTTTCTAACACTGTTTCTGTTTCTATAAGGCAAAATATTGCCACGAATTATAAAGTTTCCGATTTAAATACCATAGGCGCTAGAAATTGGCTTATACAAAAAGATCTTAGTCTAGATAAATTTACTGATTTTTATTCGTTTCTTCTTGTAAGTAAAAGATCAAAAAAATATATAATTGATCGCTTAAAAGAAAATGAAATCAAAATAACTTTCGACCCACTTTATCCTAATGATAAAGATACATACGAAGCTCATATGTATCTCTTCAGTAAGAAGGATCACCCAATTTGGGAAGATTTTGTAGAAACTGATATTGGACCGATAGACAATTTGATTGAAGATTATTTAAAACTAGGTAAAGAAATTAATAAAGTACCCCCTACAAATAGAAAATTAAAGAGGCCAAAATGAGTTATTTTACAGACGTTAAAGAATTTCATCAGGCGTTTGGTCAGCGTATCGGCGAGAAGCCAGATTTTCCTTCTGAGGATGAACGGAAGCTTAGAGTCAAACTTCTTAGAGAAGAAGTTCGAGAATATATGGATGGTGAGTCTTTCAATGATCTTGTCGAAGTTGCTGATGCAATTGCTGATATTATTTACATTGCTTGTGGCACTGCCGTTTCTTATGGCATTCCTCTCGACGATATTTTTGCTGAAGTTCATAGAAGTAATATGGCAAAGCTTGTAGACGGCAAAGCGCTACGTCGTGAAGATGGTAAAATTCAGAAGCCAGAAGGTTGGACACCGCCTGATATTAGGAGTGTGTTAGATAAGGCACACACAAAATATATTTGTAAAATTGCTTCAATCACGCTATAGTATTTGCATATATACGTTATAATGTTTTTGAGGAGAAAGATTATGGTAGAAGTTCTGGTACGTCCTAAAATTGATTCAGAAGAAGTTATGGGCACATTTGTCAGAAATGAATATTACGATCGTGTAATTGATTCTGATTGTGATCTTTATGCTTGGAATCAAACAGGAATAAATGATGAAAGTAACATCATTTTTAAATATCGTAAAAATATCTTTACTAAAGAAGAACAGGATGCAGCATATGCTGGATTGAGAGAAGCTGCAACGGAAAGTCAAAATCGTGGTATGGCTGCTGGACCTCGTGGCGAACAGCTAGGTCAAGAAAATCGTGGTAATCGTGATTGGGTTACTGGCGATCAAATTGCTATTCTCGAATTTCTTTCTAGACCACTTAATTCAATTGATGATGGAACTACAATTGAATCTATTAAAGAATTTTATAAGCGTAATAACAAAGAAGAAACACGTGGACAGGTTTGGCTTCGTTCAGAAGTAACTAAGGTCTATCCTGAGTATCATGGGTGGTTTAATAAGTGGCTTGGAGATATGGTACTTCTTTCTCGTGAAGAACAACAGAAAGAAGCGAAGTATATGATTGATAATTATATTTCAGATACTAACTATGCACAGTCTGTTATGTCTGGCATCGCTGGATATTTTGACCGTTATCCTCGCATTCCATATGGTCGTGAAACTTCTTATACTGAAAAGAACCGTGAGAAGTTTGCTCTTTGTTATCCTTATCTTCACAAACTAAATGATCAGTTCCGCGAACTAATTCCTGGTAGATGGAATGCTCAAAATGAACAAGCGAATAAACTTGATAACAGGTTCCGTATCGACGGTACTGTCTTTACTACTCTTACTGTTAACCATAACTGGCGCACTGCCTGTCACCGTGACGCTGGCGATCTCACTACTGGTTTCAGCAATATTTGTGGTGTCACTGGTCCTGATGGAAAGGGTTGGCGTGGCGGTCAATTCATTCTTCCTGAGTTCAGGATTGCTATTAATCTTCAGCCAGGTGATATGTTACTTGTTAATAACCATGAGGGTATTCACGGCAATGACGCACTGATCGGCGACGACAATGACCGTATGACTATTGTTGCTTACTTCCGCGAAAAGATGGTTGATTTGAAATCATGGGACTATGAAAATCTTCGCAAGCAGTATATTGATAACCGTCGTCTTAATAAGGATCATCCGCTCCAGCGTACTCTTTGGAACGGTGTATCAGCAGGTATGTGGGAAGAGCAAGAGTGGTATGATTATATGAAGAAGCATAATATCGCTGATCCTTATAGTAAGGAAGTAGCTTCTTCATTGGAGGATTTCTTTTGAGTTTACATTCATTCTTTGACGAACCATCTGATCTTGATTGGTTTAATGAATCCAACAAGCGTAATACTGGATCAATTATCGGCTACCGAAGGGTAGCTGGTAAGATCGGTCTTACTAACAATGAAGATGGTATTCGTGGAGCCTGGGTAGATAAGCGTATTGCTTTATTTAAGAAGTTCTTCGCAGATGGTCATCGAATTGTTCTTCTTTCAAATACTACTACTGCAACTAAAGACGAAGGACTTGATAAGCAAGATAAATATTTTGATATTCTCTGTTATGAATTTGGTGGTACTAATCTTCAGTTCTATGGTAAGGATTGGGAAGTAACTCTTAATTATCTTAAGAATCATTCAAAATTTGTTTGGTTTGTTTGTGATGATCCGGATCTTTCGTTCCTTTGGAATATGGTTGAAAATGAAGACTGGGAACGCTGGACTATCCTTGCGAATGCAGTAAACGCTGATGCTACACTTCAAGCACTGAAAGCTCCCAAAGGTGTTGGTTTTATGCATGTCGCCATGGATAAATATATGGAAGCTGATTCGTTTTCTTCAGGTATTATTCCCAAGGTTGTTTACATCGGGCGTAACAGTGGACGAGCTGCTTATTTCAAAAATTTCGGAAAATCTTCATATCTCCAAATTGCTGGTAAAACAAAAGAGTGGGAAGATTATCCTAATTTGACTCTTGTTGATGTTCCTCAACAAAAAGATCGACGTAAGTTTTATCGCGACTACTATGGATGTTTGGCTATCTATGATAAAAAACATAAAGAAACTGGATGGCACACGGGTCGTGCATATCATGCGCTATATGCTGGAATTCCTGTATTGGCTCCTCCTAACAACGCTGGTCTTGATTGGTGCTACGCTATTAATGATACTGCCGACATAGAAAAGTTTATTCAGCTTTCTGTTGAAGAAAGGCAAGCTATTTGGAAAAATCAACTTGACAAAGTGAGAGAATGATAGTATCATATGATATTGATGGCGTTCTGGCCGAAGGTCCACCACTCTCAGAAAAGAAGTGGGGACGTATGAATAAGTTTGAACGTTCTGATAGAAAGAGGTTTTTGGTTGAGTGGTACCGTAATGCTACTCCTCTTTTAGTTCCCAAAGATTCTCGTTTCATTGCAGTATCCGCACGTAAAAATGAAGGAGAAGTGTACGCAGCAACTAAAATGTGGCTTGATCAATATTATCCTGAACGTGTGATCGATCTTTATCTTCTTGAAAGTTCTAGATCAGTTTTAAATGCTGCTACGTTTAAAGCTAATATCATGATCAAAGAAAATGTAAAAATTCACTATGAAGATAACAAACCCGTACTGAAAATTATGAAGCAACTCGCTCCCAATGTTCAGTATTATTTTTGGAAGAAAGGGATGCAAGATCCTATTGAATATTGAGGTTTATAATGGATAATGTTAAGGTTGTATATGGTATGGACGATAAACTTGAGCCAACTAACGTAACTGCTTCTTATGGAGAAACAAATTTGATCCCGCCAGTAAAAAATTCATACAAATATGCTGAAAATAAGATTATTGCTGATTTTGTTGAATATATAGATAAGACGTATGACGAACACTATCAAACTGAAAATAATGTTCAGTGTTTCGATGCGTGGATTGCTCTAGATGATGCCACTCCAACTTTTCGCAACACAGCTCTAAAGTATCTTTGGCGTTATGGTAAGAAGAACGGCAATAATAAAGATGATT